ACGTAACATCACGTACAGCGAAACCTGCTGTACCCCTGCCAGTGAAAATACCGTATACCCTAGCAGACGCAGAGGAAATGGCTAAACGATATAATGAGAACCCAATCTACAAAGGTATCTTGCGCAATCATAAGTACAGTCATTTCGTGCCATTCAATATTGAGGCACTGACTATGGACCCACCACCGTACTACTTTGAGGGTCGTGATGCTTGAGTGTCTGGTCGCAGCTATCTTCTTTGAGGCACGTGACCAACCATTGGAAGGACAATTTGCAGTAGCAGAGGTTGTAATGAACCGTGTGGATTCACCACGTTGGCCTAACAATATTTGTGATGTCGTGTACCAAAGAAAACAATTCTCGTTCACACATGACGGAATGAGTGATAACCCTTTGAAATACCTGACAAATAACTTGGAGAAACAGGCGTACAAAACAGCAAAGGACGTAGCATTAGAGGTTGACTTAGGTAACCGAATCGGGCTACAGTCTACACACTATCACAGGGTTGGTATCAAACCCTACTGGACGAAACATTATCTAAAGGATGGAACCATTGGAGACCACACATTCTATACCGCAGTGGATGGCAGATGAACTGGGGCTGCTTATGCCAAGCCCCTTAGAGCAACTAGAAGAAATAGAAGGACCTTACAATCGTGAGTATTATCAGGAAGTCTTTAGTAAAGGGTACTACAGAAACCCCTACGATGAAAATGGTGAGATACTTTTCTAGGATATTAGTATCATTAAGCGTACTATTAAACGTACTATTAGGTGGTTCGCTTAACCAAACATTCTCTGCACGTAACTGGCAGTGGAAGAAAGATAAGAAACCTAACCTTGTGTGGTTTATTGATGCCATCTTTGGCAAAGACCATTGCAGTGAGTGTTGGGTATGGTGGAAAACTAGAAGGAACTGGTGATATGCGTAGGCCCAACCCTATGGCTAAGGACCTAAGACAAAAAAAGTATAGGCCAAGGGTTGTCCCAGACAAAAAGAAGCCTATCTTACACAGGAAACGTAAACATAAGGATAAGACAGATGAAACTAGGCGAGATTAACGTAGACCTAATTGATAAGATGGGTGATGATCTTACAGTAGTACGTGCAGCACGTGTATCGTATGCAAAATCCTCTGACTATGTGGGACAGATACACTCAGGAGAGGCCAAGGAAATATCAAACCGTGATCGTCGTCTGATCAACTACCTAGCCAAGCACAAGCACACGTCACCATTTGGTCATGCTTTTGTGTCGTTTCGTATTGATGCCCCAGTGTACGTGGCACGTCAACTTGTCAAACATAAGTTCCTACGTTGGAACGAGGTGAGTCGTCGATATGTGTCATATTTGCCACAGTTCTACGAACCGTACTGGCGTAGCAAACCAGAGAACTCTAAGCAGGGTTCAGGGGGTCCGATGGAAATTAGTGAAGAGGCAGAGATGATGTATCACGCTACGATGCGAAATGCCTTGACGACTTATGACCTGATGATCAAGGAAGGGGTCAGCCCTGAACAAGCACGATCCGTTTTGCCACAGAACATGATGACTTCATGGGTATGGTCAGGTAGCCTAGACGCATTTGCAGATATGTGTGTATTACGTTGCGCAAAAGACACGCAAGCAGAGACACGTATCGTTGCTAATTCTATCAATTCATATATGCTGACGTTGTTCCCATATTCTTGGTGTGCATTGATGGACACAGCAAACATAGCAGACACAGAGGCAGTAGTAGAATGACTTGGACATTGCTGTTAGTGTGGATTGTGAGTGGTAACCCCAACGTGGAAATTATAAGTAATCATAAAACTATCTTTGAATGCTATGAGGCTTTTGAGGTAGCAGAAGATATGGTAGAGAAACAAGGTACACAGTTGTTGTGTATAAATGGTGAAGTAGATGACGAATGAACAACTAGCAGGGCATCTTGCGGCACGTTATGGTGATCCAGAGAAATATGACGACTTGTACCAAGAAGCATGGGTAGCCATTCTAGAGGGTCAGGAGAAGGGGTTAGACGAAAAAGCTATGTACTGGTACGTAAAACTTCACGTGCATATGTACAAGACGTACAGGGATCGTATGGTGCCTCTACCCCCTCGCAGTGGAAATATAGAACTAGCAGAAAGCCAAGAGGTAGAACACGACATACAAGATTACATGGCGAAAACAGATGATCATGCAGAAAAGTATGAGTTCAAAGATTACGTTATGTATTTAGTTGGTAAACTACCAGAACTGTCGTTTAAAGATCGTCAAGTTTTGGATCAAGTTTACTTCAAAGGTAAGTCTTTATCTCAGATAGGTGAAGAAACTGGTACATCTTACCAACTGTGGCAACAAAGACACAATGCCGCAATAAATAACCTACGCAAACTTGTGGATGAGTAAAATAAGTTATATATACCTAAGTACCCCTTTAGGTTACCACTACTACAGATAACAAAGGAAAACTAAAGTATGGCAGAGAAAGCACACTTACCGTGTCCGTATGTCGATTGTGGTTCATCGGATGCATTTAGCTACAACTCAGATAAGATGGTCGGCAAGTGTCACTCTTGCAACGAAGGTTACCCATCCCGACATCAAATGTTTGACTGGGCAAAGGAGAGATACCCTACAATGGAAAAAGATGGTTTTGATACTTTGCGTAATATGGTGTCGTCTAACCCTACACCTGTGTCGCAGAAAAGCTACAAGGAAATGCGTGGCATAACTGCACGTACAATGGAAGAGTTTGACGTAAAGACTGACGACTTCACACAAGAGTACACATACCCCTCTGGTGGAAAGAAAGTCCGTATGCTTGCAGACAAGAAGTTCTTTACCAAGGATGGTTTCAAAGGTGATGAACTGTTTGGCATGAACTTGTTCCCTGCTGGGTCGTCTAAGTTTGTTACGATCACTGAGGGTGAACTTGACGCTATGTCTGCATGGCAGATGCTCAAGTCTAACTGGACTACACCTGTTGTGTCGTTACCATCAGCTACCCCATCGAAGAAATTATGGGAAAACTGTAAGGATTGGTTAGATAGCTTCGAGAAGATCATCTTGTCTGTCGATAACGATGAAGCAGGTAATGCTGTTGCGGATCGTATGTCACGACTGTTTCCTAACAAGGTCTACCGTGTAGATCATGGTCAGTTCAAAGACGCTAACGATTTCCTACAGGCAGGTAAAGCACAGGACTTTAAGGCATCTTGGTGGAAGCCAGTAAAGCATACGCCAGAGAACGTCATCAACACTGCTGACCAGTTCTTGAAGATGTATGACGAAACGCCAGAGCATGTGTATGTACCAACAGGTATCCAAGCACTAGATGATAAGATACTAGGTCTGATGCAAGGACACTTCACGATGTTCAAGGCACCCACAGGAATTGGTAAGACAGAACTTATGCGGTACCTAGAGTTTCAGATGTTGCAGAAAGGCATACCTATTGCCACATGGCACCTAGAAGAAACAAAGCTGCGTTCTCTGCTGGGTCTTGCATCCTACCAGTTGAATGACAACGTGACACGCCGTGACCTGATTGATGAGAAAGGCATGGACCAACAGGTACGGCAAGCTATCGTAGACCTGACGAAGGACGAGAACCTTTATCAGTTCTACTTACAGGACGGACAGGGGGCCGACGAACTGTGTGACCAAATACGGTTCTTTAGTCAGGCATGTGACTGTAAGTTTGTATTTTTTGAGCCTATCCAAGATGTCATCACTGGCACAGAGGATAGTAAAGAGGCTGAACTTGCTAACCTGTCCGTCCGTCTGTCCAAACTGGCAGCAGAACTTAACATCGGTATCGTGTCTATCGGACATACTAACGAAAACGGAGACTTTAAGTATTGTAAGATGATTGGTCAACGTGCTAGTGTCATTGTGAACCTACACCGTGACAAAGAATCAGACGATATGGAAGAACGAAACACAACGTATCTAAAGATTGAGAAGAACCGTCCATCATCTGAGGAAGGTATGGCAGGTAAACTCAAGTTCAACTACGATACGTTTACACTGAGAGAGGCTTATTGATGATGTACAAGGACTTCAAAGGCTACAAGATAAGAGAGGACGGTCAAGTCTTTAACAGGAAGGGGCAGGTCGTCAAGGGTTGGGATAGAAACGGATACAAGAGTGTCGCCATTGGTGATGAGAAATTCTATGTACACAGGCTAGTGGCTCAACTTTTCTGTGAAGGTTACTGTGATGGTCAAGTTGTAGATCATATAGATCGTGACCCAGAAAACAACCATTATACAAACCTAAGATGGGTTACTAGAGCAGAAAATGCACTTAATTCAGAGGGTGCCACAAAACACACTAAGGTGTCAGATGAGGTTGTACTTATTATGGTAAACCTCAAGAATATGTTAGACCTAAACAATAGGCAAATAGCTGACATTACAGGAATTGATAGACGTAACGTATCTAGAATACTAAATGGTAGGTCAAGATCAAAACTAACAGGAATAAAACGTAATGCCAGTATTTGACATAGAAACAGATGGTCTGAACGCCAGTAAAATACACGTGTTATCGTGGATGGGGGACGATGGAAATGTGCATCATACCCATGACTATGAGGCTATGCGTATCTTTTTTGAGGAAGCAGACGTTCTCATTGGTCATAACATTATCCGCTTTGACATCCCCCAAGTGGAAAAAGTGCTAGGTGTACATATCAAGGCCAAGCTAGTAGATACACTTGCTTTGTCGTGGTATCTGGATTTCTGGCGACCAAGCCACGGTCTAGCATCCTATGGTGAGGACTTCAATATCCCTAAGCCTGAGATTGACGATTGGGAGAACCTGACACCAGAAGAGTATGCGCATCGTTGTAATGAGGATGTACTTATAAACTATGCCTTGTACAAAAGGTTGGATTACAAGTTAGACCAGCTATACCCCGACGAAATTGACAAGTGGCGACTGATTGACTACTTGACATTCAAGCTACAGTGCGCAGAAGAGCAAGAGAGGCTACGATGGAAATTAGACGTACCCAAAGCACAGGCCCACTTAAAGCAGTGGGAAGAACTGAAAGCAATCAAGACAGAGGCCCTTGCAAATGCAATGCCAAAACGTGTACTAACTGCTATGCGTCACCGTCCGAAGAACTATCAGAAAAAGGACGGAAGCCTATCAAGACTAGGGGAAAAGTGGGAAGAACTTTGCAAACAAGAAAAGGTCCCGACGAGTACCCAGAGCCTGAAAGTCAAGGTTGGTGAGGAACGTGCTAACCCTAGTTCTGTACAACAAGTAAAAGATTGGTTATTCATGTTAGGGTGGGAACCACGTACATTTAAGTTTATGAGGGAAGCAGATGGCACCACAAGGAAATTGGAACAAATACGTAAAGACGGAGAACTCTGTCCCTCAGTACGTGAGTTGGCTGAACAGGAACCTGCTATTAGTTTGCTTGATGGCCTCACTGTTCTTTCTCACCGTATTGGAGTTATCAAGGGCCTACTTGAATCAGAAAACGAGGGATATGTGTGTGCAAGTGTGGCAGGACTTACGAACACATTCAGGTTCCGTCACGCCAGACCTTGTGTCAACTTGCCAAGCGTTGATCGACAGTACGGTTGGGAAATAAGAGAGTGCCTTACAAGCCCAGAGGGTTACACTTTATGTGGTGCGGATATGACCTCATTAGAGGACACAACCAAGCGTCACTACATGAAACCACTGGACCCTGATTACGTCGAGGAAATGTCTAAGGAAGGGTTTGACCCCCATCTTGACCTTGCCAAACACGCAGGTGTCGTTACACAAGATGACATCGACAAACATAACTCAGGTGAACGTAGCCTAAAGGCATTGCGTAAGAACTACAAGGTGGTGAACTACAGTGCTACTTATGGTGTAGGTAAGCAGACCCTAGCCAGAAACACTGGCATGTCTGAGAGCGAAGCACAGACGCTCCTAGACGCATTCTGGTCACGTAACTGGTCTGTGGAGAAGGTAAGCAAAGATGCGAAAGTCAGACATCTACTTGGCTCTGATTGGCTTTACAATCCTGTGTCTCGCTTCTGGTATTCTCTTAGAAGTGACAAGGATAGGTTTAGCACTCTGAACCAGTCTACAGGTGTTTACTGCTTTGACAGTTGGCTAATGTATTGCAAAGGTTTAGACTTGCAAATGATTGGTCAGTTTCACGATGAGGTTATTGTTCTAGTAGAAGAAGGAGAAGAGCAAACAACAAAACGTAAGATGGAAGCTGCGATTGATTTACTTAATGATGAGTTGCAGCTAAACGTACCCCTTGGTATCGACGTACAGTTCGGAAGTACATACGCAGATATCCACTAAAATATTTTTTGTATCCGCTTGTGGATGCCGAAAATAAGTTATATATATAATTACCGCTATGATGAAAGGAACTCGACACATGGCACGATACACACTAGATATGGTACTTGAGTACGCAAAAGTTTTCCCTGAGAACGCAGACATGGGAAACATGGATGGGCCACAATGGCAGCAGCAGATTGCTATGAAGGGTGGACAGTATGTAGTGAACGCATACTTTACCAACCAAGAACAGATCGACAAACTTATGATGGAAGGCTTCAAGGCCACAGTCATGGGTAACGCTCGTATCCAAGAGGGCAATGCTGACTTTGGTATCGGTAAGTACATGAAGATCAAGCGTGGGGTAGCCGATGACATTCGGGATTGGAAAGACCCAATGACAGGTACTAACGCTAACCTAGGTGGGCCTGTGAAGGTTGTAGACCTACGTCAAGGTCGTGACAATGTTCGCAAGTGGGACTTCACTGAGGATGGTGAACTGGGTAACGGTACTAAAGCTAAGGTACAGTTCGAGACATACTCCGATGGAAATGGAATCCGTCTGAACGGTATTGCAGTTACTGAGTTGGTGGAACGTACAAACGAACCATCAGAAGATGACATGATCTTTGCGGCGGCAGGTTAATGCAAGTAAACATTATTTTTAATATGAACAAAGAGGACGACGGTGTTTCTGGCATCGTCAGCCTCACACGCAGTGAAGTGGATAGCCTACATGACCTCTTACATCTATACCATGATGCTTGCCTCGCAGCAGGGTACTCTTACGTGGAGTCCATCGGTGCGCACAAAGAAGGTGGCGAATGTTCTTGGTCTAGTTTCTAATGGACTACGGAAAAGCATTAGTAGATGGTGACGTTTTCGCTTACCGTGCCGCTTATGCTACCAACGATGGAACACAAGACGATGCGGTAGACTGCATTGATACTTTATTACGAATGGGTATTGAGCGTGTGTCTCAACTGCCTTACGAGTTTTCAAAGTATCAGGTTTACTTAACTTGTAGTGGTTACCAGTTCAGACATGATATTGCAAAGTCTCATCCGTACAAGG